GCAAATGATCCACTCTCAAAGTTTTTAAATTCAATTCCTTTCCGCAATAAGCACAGTGACCACCATACTTATCTAAAACTTTTTGTCTCATGGCTTTAGATATGCTTTTTCGTTTCATTCTGTGACCTCCTCTATATCAAACTCTAATCTATAATGCCCTTTTTCCTCGCTTAATCCGCCATAGACAAAAGATAACTTTTTGATAACCTTATGATTATCATCTGTCCAAATACCTGCATCAGTCATACCATCAATGATAGCTTTGACTGTTGGATATAAATTAGGTGGGTCAAGTTTTGACTTAGTAGGGCTGTAAATTGTAACTGTAACCTCACAAGGGTTAGAGGGGCTAAAAGCAGCCCTCCCTTTATCCTTGTTCATCGATGTATGCCAATAAGCAAAAGCTCTAATGCGCTTAGTAACTTTAGCCTTATCTGTTTGATGTTGCCTGTCATTACTGTTGACAACCATGTTTAGAGATTTTAGCTTAGTATTTCGAGGCAAAGAAAACTCAAATTTCACATTTTCCCCCTCCTCATTCTTTTAATTATATCTGCAACAATTCCAGACCATTCTTCATTTGTAGTCTCCCTAAAGTCAAACTGTGACATTTCTTCAGCCTTTTTAAAAAGAGCTAGTTTCAAGAAAGACCCATCTTTTTCCGAAAAATCAAAGCCACTTATTAAAGTTGCTGTTCTGATTCCCTTACCATAGCCATCTGCTTTTACAATAATCCTTGTTTTATGAAACTCGGGGAGATATTCAATTTGAACCGTACCTCTCAAATCGCATCCATCAACTTTCTTTAGCATCAATGCAATTTTTTTGGTTTCGTTTTCTTTCCTTACCCCCATAAAAGGATATCTTTTAGGCTTTGCCATCATTCACCATCCTTTATTTCTTCAAATAACCTGGTGCATCATCCCCTATGTTGATGCTCTCATATTGCTCTTTAGTGACAAGAAACTTGCCATAAGCTCCGATAGTAATCGTATAATGCCCATCAACAATGGCTTTATCTGTTACCGTTCCGATAAGCTCCCCACCAGCATTATCAACTTGATAAATAATGACTGGTTTTCTGTTTTTCAATTCTTCTACTTGTTGCTCCAACTTGGCCACCTGTGGTTTATAGTGATTTTTAGAGATTATCAAACCTAGATTTAGCATTGATATTGACAATGATGCAAGTGCAAAAAATAGACCCAATCGATTTTTATTTTTCATGTCATGTCTCCAAAATCTTTATCGCTGTGTAAATCAAAGCAATAGCATAAGCATCAAAGATAAACCAAACCACCTTGTCCGCTTTTCCTTTTTTGTAGGTTTTGTGCCCAGCAACGAAAATCAGAATAGCAAGGAGTAAGCAAGCGCTGATAACCATCAATTTCAGAAACAAGATCATCTAATTACCGCCTAACTCTTCAACCACTTTACTTACAGCTGCTAAAATCTGTTCTTTTACTTTGGTGTCCTTGATGTCATCAATCCCCTCAACTTTCCCTGTTTCTACATTGATAGCGATTGAACCAACAAAAGAGCTATCTTCCTCATCAGATTCACCAAGAATTTCTTTAGCACTCTTACCATCTAAGATATCTAGCAAATCATGACTAATATTATGCATAATATTAGCTATTTTAAATTTACTCGCATTCTTTGCCGAAAGATAGTAGAACATTGCCTCTTTACTCTCATCGTGTAATGTCTCCGCAAATTCTTTCAAGTTCTCTACGATAGTTTCAGCTGATACTGTGTTTTTAGTTTCTTTAGTCATTGTCTTTTCCTCTCTTATGCCAATACTGTGATATGTTTTTGGTCTGCTAGTTGCTCTTTTAGATAAGCTGCAATGTTTCCTACTGCATCAGCTACCCAACGCTTACCATCTGCCTCAAATAAGGCCATATTTGCTTGCTTATCAATCCTAAAGACAAATAGGCTTGCTGGTTGCTCAACCTCGCTAAATGTGCGATATGGGCGCAATGTGACCGGATTAGGCGCTTTGCCTTTAGCAAGACTTGCCACTCCTGTTTTAACTGTTGCTACTTGAGATACTCCATTATCTTCAATTTCAGCCCCATTCTCAATTTTCAATGCGCTAGCAAATTCTAGCAATGTGCCACGATCATTATCGTCAATAAAGTTTGATTGCAACATGATATTGAACTGTTCCGATGATAGGAAACGGCCAAAAGATAGCTCTGGAATGCGTGCCTTAACATCAACAAGCAATGTGCGATGTTCTAACTCATCGTTTTCAGACCACACGCAAACCTCATCATTTTTCTCAACTGCTACAATCAAGCGTTGGTTTTTCAAATTGTTTAGGTCTGTTTTGAGATAATCAACCAGACTTGTTAAGGTTGATAGCTCTAAAGTTTTAGGATAGCGTTTAGGGTCAAGTTCTTTGAGGTTGAATTTGTTGGCATCATAATACTCTGTGCCATCTGCAGCTGTTAAAATTTCTAATCCACACTCATTTAGTTCTACTGCGTATTCCAATGCTGATTTAAGATTTTCTGTTGTCATATTAGTTACCTACTTTCTTTTTGTTGAAATCAATAATATCTGGTTTTGTTTCTGCTTGTTGTTCAATTTCTGCCACTGGTTGCCCAATATCCGTCAGAATTTCTCCGTTTTCATCAAAGTACATTTGACCAGGTACTGTACTTTTCAGCTCGTTAGCGTGTACTTGTCCTGTGTCAAAATCACGCCCAACAAGAATTGTTGTAGCTACTCCATTTTGAGGCGCAAATTTTGATTTTACCTCCATGATAGTATCAACCACTGTACGCTCTTCATTAGCTGACATCGTAAGCGTGATAGTCACTTTTCGTTTTGCTTTCGCATCTGTATTTAGGTCAAGGATGTTATCAAAGACTTTTTCAAGCTCTTTGTCTAGTTTTTCCTGCAATCCTCCATCAGCAATGTGGGTTAGATCTAACCCAATAAGTTTTTTATCCATATTGTCCTCCTTACTTCAAAAGTTTTTGTAACTGCTTTAAGCGAGCTTGACTATCTAACAACTCCAGATAGGTCTTATGGCTGATCAAGACATATCCTGCTAGGTCATGGCCTAGTAAAGTATCATCAACAAATAGCTCCATTTGCTCAGTCGAGGTGTCAAAGTGAGACTCTGTATCAGTGTCCTTTTTCTTTTTGGTAAAGGTATTAGCAATAACCTCAATTTCTGACTCGTTGCTTAAAAATGATGATACTTGAGTATTTAGAGCATCGGCAAATGCCTCAATTTCTTCAATCGTTGGAGTTGTAACATTTCTCTCAATGTCACTTACTCGATTTTGACTAATGCCAACCATAGGGGCAAGATCATACTGAGTAAGCTCTGCCTCTTTACGGATGGCACGCATTTTAGCACCATCAAATACTTTCATCTAAACACCTCCCCTCCATCTGAGTACCATTTGTTTTTAAGTACATGGCGTGCAATCTCACATTGCACTTGTGGTTTCTGATAATAATCCACTTCTGCTTTATGCTTTTTGATAGCTTGCATAGTGTGAATTGTAACAATCGCTGCCCATGTGATGGACATCAAAGTTGTAAGTATCATAACGATTTCAATTTTTGTCATTTTTTCTGTTTCCTTTTCAAATTTGTTTAATACTGATTGTAAAAGTAATTTCACCCTCTCATCTTATTTCTGATGGTGAAAGAGTGTTTAGGTGGTGCATCTTCAAAGGCATCTTGAAACTCTTGATTGATTTTGCGGATATTGAAAGGCTCGACGGCATGGAAATAATAACCATGTTCATCAATTTCCCCCTCGATACCAGTTGCCCACGACAAGAAAACAGCTTGTTTACACGATGGGCAAGTAATAGCCTTGCGATGCGCTCCTACCTTAACCACTTTACAGTGTCCACAAAATGGGCATTGTAAGTCGACTTTAACTTTGATAAATTCCATTCAGCACCTCTTTCTAAAACGGCAAATCATCATCACTGATATCCAATGGGTTTGTCGGTCTGCCAAATGGATTGTTATCACGGGTGAAATCAGGAACTGGATTTGTTGTGTTCCCCTCAAAGAAACTACCTTGTTGTCCGTAACTATTTCCATTTTGGAAATTGTTCCCTGTGTTATTTCCGTTTTGGAAAGAACTGCCCTGGTTGCTGTAACCCTGTTGTTGATAACCGCCATGATGATCTTGATGGCCTTGATTATTTTGCTGACTGTTACGACTTTCTAGCAATTGGAAATTACTAGCAACAACCTCTGTGACATAAACACGTTGGCCTTGTTGATTATCATAGCTACGTGTTTGAATTACTCCTGTAACTCCGATAAGAGAGCCTTTTTTAGCCCAATTAGCAAGATTTTCAGCTGACTGTCTCCAGATAACGCAATTGATAAAGTCAGCCTCACGCTCTCCAGCCTCGTTCTTAAATGGACGGTTTACAGCAAGAGTAAACGTAGCAACCGCAATATTAGATTGCGTGTATCTCAGTTCAGCATCTCTTGTAAGTCGACCTACTAAAACAACGTTATTTATCATCCTTTACCTCCGTCTCCTTAACATCTGTAACAATCACATCATCAAGACTCAACTCATTCCATAGTAACGATGACATTTTTACAGCAGCCATATAGTAATTTTCAGCCTCAACCACCATCCCTAAGTCTAGGTTATCCCGTTTAGCCGATACATAATATTTATTTTGTGCCATCTTGTACCTCCTCTAAATCAGAAGATTTAACAAACACACCATCCACCATCTTTCCTTGACGGTCTTTGATTTCATTCCATGCCAATTCAAGGCACTCTGTCAAAGTCAAATCAAATTTCTTAGCAACAAACACCAGATAAATAGCAATGTTACGGCTACTTAACTGAATTTGAGTGCGTGCGTTAATACGATTTGTATTAGTTGAAACATCAACCAAACCACGCGCAATCAATCCAATTTCATTAGCAATGTGCAAGTACAGTAACTCTACTGACCACTGATCTACATAATGAAAGTTATGCTGCCCGTTTTCATCTGGATTGAGAGACAAATGGATTTTAGAAAAGTTCATCTGTTGAGCTAGGATAGTCAAGACAACCATCATATCTCCAACGCTATCAGCTATCTTTTCCTTATCCTTTCGTACTGTAGCGCCATTGAGCTCCCCCCACTCTTCGTTGAGTTTGAGCATTTGAGATAACGGGCTTGCTTTGTCAAGCTCCTTAGCTGTTGACCATCCTTTTACATTTTCAATCAGTTCATTAAATTTCATTGAGCATACCTCCTGTTGCAATATTCACGCTCCAAGCTATCGAGCCCCGCTTTTAGATACTCGATAGAGTAGACAGCAAGACCTTTCTTTTCAATTTGTGAGAGAGGCCTGTTAGCCTCTTCAAACTCTAAAATAAGTTGATACTTTTTAAATTCCACCTAAACCTCCAAAGTTTCAAAACTGATAAAGTTATCCTCAAGCCATTCTTGCAACTGATTAAGCTGAGATTTTCCACCATGCAATGTCAAACGCAAGTTAATTGTTAAAGGCTCGCTAGGCTCAAATTTTGCCACCTCTCGCACGTTGTTTTGTGGTTCTGGTGTAATTGTATCCTGTTCCAAAATCTCGCCTGTTTCGGCATCGTAAGCCTTGATATTCGTATTAGCATTTTTCTTGGCCGATTGAGCAATTTCTTCAAGTCGTTCAGCTTTTGCTTTTTCTTGAGCATCTTTCTGCTCTTTGCGTGCAATCTCAGCATCACGATCTGATTTCATCATCTTGAAAATATCAACAAGACTCTTACCATCTTCAAGATGTCTGATATAGCTATCAGCTGGTAAATCGTACTCTTGAGCTAACTCTTGGATAGCTTGCTTGTTAGCCTTGTATTCTTCCAGGGCATCAAATTCTGAAAGCACTAAGGCATCCATTTCATCAAGTGTTGTCTTTTTCAGCTCATACTTGCCTGTTTTAAAATGTTTCTTGAGGCTGTACTCATCGTATTTGTCAGCGAATGTGGATTTTTCAATCCCTGCAACCATACACTTATCCTCAAATGTGGCACGCACGACATCCACGCGCATCAATCGTTCATGTTCATCAACAGCATTTAAGCCTGCTGTCATTTCATCCGTCACTTTTTCAAGAGGATTGAGAACCTTTTCTTTATACCACTTTTCAAAGTCTTTATATGGTTGGTTTATTGTTCCTTTGATTTCCTTGCGTTTGGTTTCCAAAGCATCTTTCAATTTGTTATAATTTGTCCGCTCCTCATAGACCTCTTTATAGGTCTCTGTTGAAACTTCTTTACCAGAATATTTAGCAATAGCTGCCTGGACTTGCGCCTCAATTGCTTCACGGTCAATGTCGATTTTTGCTGGTGTGAAATCCACTTTGATTTCAGTTAATGTTGTATTAGTCACATCTTTCATTTTACTAATCCTCCAAACCTAAAGATTTCAATAAATCAGCCTTAATATTACGTTTTACTGGCTCTGGCGCATCTGATCCATCTAGCATTTTGATTTCATGTGTTGCTTCAACGACAACGATATTGCAACCAAAAGACTCTGCTAATGCAGCTATCTTCTCTTGTTGTTCTTCATAAGCATCGTAATCCAAGGTCAAAGCATCTTGCATGCAATTACACAAGCCTACTTTATAAGCTAGGCGATGATCGTTGTGTTTGTATTCTGTCACAAAATGACCATTTTCTTTTTGTTGAAAAGCGATAAATTTTTTAGTTTGTTTCATGTTATTCCCTCTTTCTATTTTTCCTCAATTTGTTTCAATTCTTTAGTTTTATAGCTACCACAATTTGGGCATTCCAGAAATGTCCAATCATCATTATTGGTTGTGGCTTTGTAATATATAGAACCACATTCTAAACATCCAAAATTCCCACTTAGCATATCAGCTACCTTGTTTTTCGTATGCTTTTTGAATTTGTTTAGTGAGATAGTCCATCACTATGTTATAGCCATCAACTGGCACTTTGTGGAAATCGTCTATTTGGTACTTGCTCAATACAAAATTTGCAACTGTATCAAATGGCGCTCCCTTAATCGTCGCAATTTCTTCAACGTTCTTGATGATTTCTTGATACTGAATGTTGTCAATGTACCTTACTTGTTGTTCTTGGGATTGCTGGTTTCCTTGTTGATATTGACCTTGTTGTTTGGTTTTCTGCTGGTTGTTTTGCTTATGATACTCATCGCTATCAGCATCTTTATTATCATCAATCAAGAAAAGACCGCTTAAAGCATATTTTCTAGCATAGCTTGATGCTGCACCAGTGATTTGTGAACCATCCATACCTTTCTTGTTCTCTTCCTCTCTTGCCCTTGCCTTTACTGTGATTTTCTCACCAGTCTCAATATCAACAAATGATATTGTTGCCACAAGATAGTACCGTTGCCCAATGTATTCAATAGTGTCATCCTCAACATAGGTAATTGCATTATTCTCAACAAGTAGTGGTTTTAAAGCCTCCATAATATCCTCTGCATTACGGTAGCTATATTTACCAAAGTTATTGTATTGACCTTTTGGTGCTTTTAGATCCCGTTGGATATTGAGTAGTTTTTTGTAAATGGTATTTGCCATATCATTCTCCTAACCCCTCTAAGGATGCTATGAATTCCACATAAGCCTTATAGTAATTCCCAGATTTTTCGCTATCTCTATAAGCTTTATCAATCAGTTCTTGACCCGTTCCGTAGAAACAGCCTACTCTCCACATTTTATTAGATTTCGTGTAAGTAAAATGCCGTCCGCTTGACCAATGGTTTTTAAAAACGATAACATCCTCAAAATCTGATACTTTGGCATCGCCCGATACTTC